GTAGCCATTTAAAATGTTACTTGCAGTAGTACTATCTGTGTTCCAAGTGTATGTAGATGCAGATTGTACTGTTTCAGTTGTGTTTGTAGAAAATCCACTACCCGAATTAACTACACCATCAAAGTGATCGGCTGCAACTGCTAGTGCTACAAAATGTTTTCTGTATCTTGTATAATATAAATTTACAAATTCGTCATTGTCTAATATATTCTTTAAATATTTTTCAAATATTTGATTAGCATTTTCTGTTGATGCTGCAGACATTTGTTGTATGTCATTAGTTGATTGCAATGACGCATCATTTCCTGTTAAGTATAAATTACTGTATGTTCCGGTTGGGTCAATAAATTTAGAATATCTACTGTGTCCACTAAATGTTCGATTGACACTTTTGATTTTTAATATTCCACCATTTGTGTTTCCTAGCATTGTGTTGTAGTCTGATGCAGTAATCATTCTATCTTGACTAGCATAATTCTTTGGAGCATTTTCTCTTATCTCGTCTAAACTTTCATTTGAACTAGCAGTAGAAATTGATTGTTTAAGTTGCACTAAAAATGATGCTACATAAATATTACCGTCAGTACCAGTATAGTTTATTTGTATTTTTTTAGATTGAAAATCGTCTGGTCTTAAAATATATGTATTGTTTACACTTGTTCTATACCATATTCTAATAGTATCTTTTGGAACATTACCAAATGTACTATCAGGAAACAAAACTGATATCTGATTATCTTTTCTTGTTTTAACGCTGAATATGTCACGTTCACCTGTTGTTAAATTATTATAAATTACATTACTATTAACATCTTTAACTTTGGTCCATTGTTTAACAACATTACCTGTACTATTAACATTTTGTACCCATATGTCTGAGTTGTTTATATTTTTAACATTAACATCCAAAGACATACTGTCAATAGGAGTATCTATATTAAAGTCTTGAAACTGCAATGATCCTTGCTTAATGCCAAGGAAAAATCCAGTATTAACACTGGTTATTCCTTTTCCATCATCTTTATAATATATTCCAAAACTTCCTACTGGATCTGGATATTTTTCTGTAAAGTTTCTTGTGTCGTTATCATAGTTACTGCTTATAATATTAAAGGGTGCAGATGATCCTAATACTGATCCTTGTGCATCAAATTTAATTTGATTGGGTGTATTATTAAGATCATAAAAATCTGTTTTGATATTATTAATTACTACTGACTTTTTTGGACTACCATAACGATTACTATTTTGTAATACAGAGTTCAGTACTGTAATGAAATCATCTAAGTTATTAATATTGTTTGAGATTTCATATTTAATATCTCGCCCGCCTAAACTTGTTCCATCACTTCCAATAATATTTTCGTTTGTTTTAACACTTACTACTTTTAGTTCACCGTACGCTGGCACATTGCGTCTTGGCTGATATCCTAAAAACTCTGCTAACTTGTAAATTGACTCTTGTTTTTGTGCTGTACTTAAAAAATTATTCCTAGCATTCATATCTACTCGATATGCTAAGTTGTGTCCAAACTGTGCAACTACATCTAGTAGTGATACAAATTCAGCTGATTCTATCCAGTCATTGTAATTTTCTGGATAATTATTGCGTACATAGTCAACCATTGCAGTTCTAATAGTATCAAAGTCAAATGCTTGAAAGTTTGCATTAACATATGATTCGTAGATTACTGTAAAGTCTTCTGCCGCAAAAAGTTTATTTTGTCTTGATTTTTGTGCCATAATTAAAACTCTGCGTTTTCTATAAATTCTCTATCGAATTTGATCTGCAAGTCGGTTGCAGTTGTTGTTGGTAAGTAATTTAATTTTACATTAACTGTTACTGAGTGTGCTTCTTGCACGACTCTTATATTTGTGTCAACTATTTGAAATCTAGGATCGTAACTTATTACCCTATAAACTTCTTGATTAATGTCGTCTTGAGTTGATTGATCTAGTGGTTCAAATATATAAAGAGGCAAGTCACACCCAAACGTAGGGTCTGTCCATTTCTCTCCTTTACGTATATGAAAATGGTTTATTAGATCCTGTTTGGCTAATTCTAAGCCACTCAGATTTTTACTTGTGTAAGATTCGTTAATTGTTGTATATCCAAATATATTGCTCATACAACTATTTATGCAAAAGATTAACTAAGTAGATAATGGTTCTATAATTAGCTTATCTTCTTGCCAATGTATGTACTTTTGCCAAGCTGCATCGGGTATTATTAGTGTATGATGCTGGTAAGCATAGTTTATTTGGTACCACGAAGGGTGTGTTGGTCGTTGCATAGGTAAAGGATATAAGCTATCGCCTTTCTTTACATTGCATGGACCACAAGCAGTAACACTGTTTTCCCATGTTAGTCTTCCACCTTTTGACTTTGGAATAACATGATCAATTGTTAAGTCATTGTAAACAAACCTGTCGCCACAGTATTGGCAACAGTATTTGTCTCTGACATATAAATTTCTACGAGTGAATTTTGCTTTGGAGGGTTGCTTGTGATAAGTGTTAAGCATAATAATGCTTGGGTATGGAATAGTTACTGTTGGTGACCGGAGAAACTCATCATCATAATTTTTAATTACGTGTACTTTTTCCGACCACATGGCCTTAATTGCATCTTGCCAACTGACTGTGCTAAGTGGCATTTGTGATAATGGTTGCCCATCAGCATTAAGTAGTAAAACGCTTTTATTCAAGTTTATTTTCCTTGCATTATAATAGTATTTAAATTATTTTGTAATGAGTTAACTGAGTTGTTTTGCTAAAAGCCTTTTTCTACTCTCAGTCATGTTTGGCAAGAATCTTTTTGTTTCTGCATAATAAACATATTCTGCTTGACTTCTTTGTTCGTCATTCATTTGGTTAGTAATGTATTCTTTTAAAAGTTCCTGTATGCCATCTTCTTTAATGTAACTTCTATCTCTGTATGTTCCGTAATCTCCAAGCATTAATATTTTTGCATCTACTTGTCGGTTAAGTCTGTCGGCACCACTTAGTGTTAATGCAGTTGCTACATAATCCCATTTTTTATCTGTGACAAAATCAAATATTTCAAATTGTCTTGTTGCTTTGCCTACACGTGAAAATGTTCCTGTGTCTGCATACAAACTTAACATAGCATCATATTGTGTTTGTGTTAACGAAGTTAATGGAAATTGTTTTTTAAACGCTCTTTCTTTGTCTTTGAATTCTTCTATCCAAATTGTATATGCTTCAGCTTCTGTTAAGCCATTGCCGTTTAATCCTACAGTTCTTTTATATCCAATAACTGAATTTTTATTGTACCCAATCCATTTAATGCTTCTTATTTTAGCATTAATTAATTTATCGCTTGCTTCAAGTTCAGACAAGGGTATAAGAGTATTCACTGCATCGCTATCAATTACAGTAAACAAACTATAATCTATAAGATTTTTACTATCAACTGTTGATTGTAAATTAAAACTTGGCATTATAAAATATTTCCTTTACCTGATGTAAATGTTTCTTCTACGCCGCTTACTCCTTGCCACGGATGTTTTTCTGGTACTCTACTTGCAGTACTTGTTTTTATGTTAGTGTTTGATATTTGATTTTGTATTGGAGTTTTTGTTGCCGGCGTTGCTTCTTTTGATGGGTTCATATCTATTTGTGTACCAGTAATAACTTGATTACCTTCTACTAGTAAATTATAATTAGTAGCTGATTGCAAGTTCATATCTAATGCACTATATACATCAATTGCACCTTGTGTTGTTTCTAATTTTATTCCATCACCGCCTGTGCTTTTTATGTTTACACCTATTTCTGCTTGCATGTTAATACTGCCTTTGGCATGTACGTTATAATCACCTTCAGTGTGCATACTGATACCTGCTTTACTATAAACATCTATGTGACCTGCAAAGTCCATTTCGATCCAAGCATCGCCTGACTGGTTTGTAATAAAAACAAAACCATTACTGTCATCCATTAAAAGTTGGGCACCACTTTTAGTTCGCAATCTAATATTGTTACTAGAATTGTTACTATCGCCGTCATCTAATGTAAGTACATGTCCTTGACGTGTTGTAATACCAAATACCTTACTTGGCGACTCTCT